TTTTTTTTTTCATGGTGTAAAGATATAATATTGATTTTATTTGTATCTATCTTTTAGATCATGACTATGTTTTTTTATTTTGGGGAGAGCCTGTCCGCCTCGGTGGTGCGTCGTCACACGCCTACACCCTAGAACGCAGAGCGCGAACTTGCTGTTTTAGGTGTTCTAGCAAATTTTTTATAAAAAAAGTTGCTATCTGTGGTATAATTATCTTAAAAGGAGATAAGGTAATGGAAGAACTAGTAGAAAAGCTACAAATCTACTTAACCAAAAAACACTCTCCCCAAGTAGATAAAGTAGCCAAAGACCTAGAGTTGGAAGAATACCAAATCTATGGGCTTGTTGAAATGTTGAAAAAGAAAGGGTACTTATTTGATATACTTGATGATAGAATTGTCAAGATAAAACCCATGAAAGAGAATGGTATATATGAGATACCAAACAACCTAGGCCATTTAAAGTTGTTGTTAATCTCAGACACCCACTTAGGTAGTAAATATGATAGACTTGACATACTAAGATACTTGTATGATAAAGCTAGTAAAAATGGTGTTAATTATGTGTTGCATAGTGGTGATTTAACAGAGGGTGTTAGTGGTAGACCACAGCAGTTGTATGAGTTAAGGGAGAGTTCTTATACAGGGCAGAGAGATTATGTTGTTGATAAATACCCTAAGTCTGATATACCTACGTATATAATCAGTGGGAACCATGATTTATGGTGGGTTAAGAAATGTGGTTCTGATATTGTGAAAGATATTTGTGATTGTAGAGAAGATTTGCATTATTTAGGTAGTGATTGTGAAGATTTAAAAATTGGGAAGTTAAAAATAAGGCTTTATCATGGAAAAGGTGGTAGTGCGTATGCCAAGTCTTATAAGTTGCAGAAATATTTAGACAGTATACCACCAGAAGAGAGACCACATATATTGCAGACAGGACATGTACATAATGCGTTTTTTATGAAACAGGGAGATACACATTGTTATCAGACGAGTTGTTTACAAGATTTGACACCTTATGAACGTAGTATGGGTTTTGGCAATGAAAAGTCATGTTGGTGGTTAGATATTGATATGGATAATAAAGGAAACCCAGTACATATCATACAAGATTTAGAGAGTTTTACGAAAAAGAAAGTAAGGTAATAGGAAAAAGAAAAATGGATAGACTAAAAAAAGAAATGTTAAAAATCTACAAACCCCTATCCCACCTAGATTGGATGAACTACACTTTGGTGAAAAGGGATATAACTTATCACCATATTATAAAACAAGAAAGTGGTGGAGGAAGAACAATAGAAAATGGTGCATTGCTAATGCCAATTGCTCACCAATATCTCCACCTAATAGAGTGTAAAGACAACGACACTTATGTTGCGATAAACAAGATATTTAAGTATGTGAATGAACAAAGGCACGAACCTACAAGAGAGCAAAGAGACATAGTGGAGTATTTGTTAGGAGAGTTTGAGAGAGTACATGCAAGAGATAAAAATAGTAGAGGAAAGATATTAGTACGTAGAGATTATATGATAAGGAGTTGGGATAAATGAGTAAAAAAGAGAAAGTATTTTTCAAGGTAGTAATACCAGTATTTGATGCTGAGGAATGGGTAGAGAAGAGCGTTAAGTCGGTTGTCAATCAGACATTTAAGGATTATGTAGTAGTGTGTGTTAATGATAAATGTAGGGATAATACGTTTGAGATTGTAAAAAGTATTGCGAAAGATAATGAAAGAATAGTGTGTGTTGAGCCTGAGAAAAAGGTATGGAATGGTGGTGCGAGAAATATTGGGATGCATTATGATATTGAGAGTGAATATACGTTGTTTTTAGATAATGATGATTGGTTTTATGATGAGAATGTGTTTCAGAAGATACATGATAACATTGTAGAGAATGGTTACCCAGATTTAGTAAGGTTGTCTTATAGTTGTTTAGTAGGAAAGAGTAGTCAGTATGTGGAGTTAAGTGAGGGTAATGTCAAAGATTTGTGTTGTAGTTTGTATGTGGCGCCTTGGACAAAGTGTGTTAAGTCGAGTTTGTTAGTTGATTTTCCTGAGAATACGTTGATAGAGGATGTTGTGCAACATATTGGACAATGTGATAATATAGAGAGTGTTAGTTTGTTAAAGACTCCTTGTGTTGTATGGAATAGGAATAATGTAAATAGTGCCTCATTGAGAGAGAATCAGAAAACGTTGTTGAATGGGAAACGAGTTTCGAGTGTTTATAGGAATATTGCAGATTTGATGGATTTGGTATGTGTACATGATTATGCGGAGGAGCATAGGTTGTGGAGGCTTGGTTGTTATAAGAATTTGGTACGTGAGGGGAAAGAGGAGCATTTTTAGAGTGAGGTTTTTTTGATGGGAAAGAGATATAGTAATGTATTTTATTTTCATACGTTGAATAGTATAGGGGGGACGGAGCAGTTTTTATATTATTTGTCGTGTTTGTATAAAAACATGGTGGTGTTTTATAGAGAGGGTGATGAAAGACAAGTTGATAGATTAGGTGAAAATATAGAGATACATAGGTATAAAGGCGGTGTGATAGAGTGTGATAGATTTTTTGCTAATTATAATCCTGATATTATTGAGAATGTTAATGCGAGAGAGTACATACAAGTAGTGCATATGAATTATAAGTCGCAGAATAGGGTTCCGCATATACATAGTAAGATTACGAAATGTGTTGGGGTCAGTGAGCAAGCGTGTAGAGAGTTTACAGAGTTGACGGGTAGAGAGTGCGAGTGTATATATAATCCTGTTGTTGTGAATACGCCTAGAAAAGTGTTAAAGTTGATAAGTGCGACACGTTTGAGTGGGGAAAAAGGTAGAGAAGAGATGATAAAGTTGGGTGAAATTTTAGATTCTTGTGGGATGCCTTATATATGGCTTGTTTTTACGAATGATTGGAATAGGATAAGGAATCCACATATAGTGTATATGGAACCTACGTTGGACATACAAGATTATATCGCTGGGAGTGATTATTTAATACAATTATCAAGCAGTGAGAGTTTTTGTTTTAGTGTTGTTGAGAGTTTGATGTTGGGGGTGCCTTGTATTGTAAGAAATTTGCCTATTTGGAGTGAAATAGGTTTAAAAAATGGAGAAAATTCGTTTATTTTGAATTTTGATATGAGTGATGTTCCTGTTGATGATATTTATAAAGGTTTAAAGACATTTAAGTATGTGCCTCCAAAGAGCAATTGGGATAAATATTTAGATAATGACAGTGAATATGACGCTCATAGGGAAGTTGAATGTGTTGCTAGTCGAAATTTTTTTGATATAGTGGAAAATAAATGGCGAGAAAAAGGGGAAAAGTTTAAATGCGGTGAAAAAAGAAAAAATCACTTGACAGATATAGAATTGATTGATAGAATGTAATTACATACAAGTTAGATTTGTATGTCAATAACTTTCTTTACTTTAAGTCACCTTTATAGGTGGCATAGAGTAGATATTAAAATATATTGGTAAAGGTTATAGAAATATACCAATCGAGTGTTATTGACGAATAACATAATGTCTTGCAAAAGACAGAACCTTATATCTATTCTATGGTACTTGTAAAAGAGTACTAGACATTGCTAAAAACTTCATGGCGCTTGTGAAAAGCGCTATATTGGGAGTTAATTCAACTTGGTAGAAGCCTTGGTTTGGATCCAAGAGGTTGCAGGTTCGAATCCTGCGCTCCCAACCAATATAGCTGAGTGGAGAAGTGGTTATCTCGTCTGGCTCATAACCAGAAGAACGTGGGTTCAAATCCCACCTTAGCAACCAAATTACCTGGTGGTGGAATAGGTAGACACACAGAGCTTTGACCTCTGATATTACTAGTTCGAATCTAGTCCAGGTAGCCAAAGAGGAGATACAAATGTTTGATGATGATATGGAATTTTCAACATATAATGATTTTTTTAAAAGACGTAAAAGTATAAAGAAAATGTATACGAATATGGATAAACAAGCGAAAGCTATTTATAAACTTTATTTATATGCACAAAGAGAGATGTCTGTTGGTAAAGTTGATTTAATATGGGAATATTTAAACGAACCAAGTAGTAGTTTGTTTTGTCCTAGTGATGAACAATTAATGGTGTATTTTGTAGAGGCTTTGGAGCCAAAACCAACTAATAAAGAGTATTTAGAAGAGGAAAAGAAATTTGAATATTGAAGAGGAAATAAAACGTAGAATACAAAGTACAGAGGAATTAATTGGTAAGGTTAAAGATAAGACTACATTGGCGTATTTGGAGGGTTGTTATTCCCTTAAATGCGACTATGAAAGTGTTAAGAATAATGATAAAGCGTGTTTTTATGCTGATATAGTGATTGACTTATTGCAAAGAAATAAGATTGTGTATAAAGATAATCAAGAGACACGTGATAAAATAAATAAAATGTGGGTTACAAGTTATGACACGAAAGCTAGAAATGGGGATTTCGAGGCTTTTTGTATTGCGTTGGAATGGAATAGACCTATACATAAACAATTTTACTTGCCACGTGCAAGACTTTTGAAAAAACATGGTGTTATACAAGGTGTACAAGATTTGATAGATGATAAACTAGATTTATTGGTATTGAATTTACCACCGAGAATTGGTAAAACAACTATTGGTTTGTTTTTACAAGTGTTGTTAGGTGGCATGTGTCCTGATGAGAGTATTTTAGGTGCTGGACATAGTGTTGGTTTGATACAATCTTTTTATTCAGAGATTATAAATATTATGGAGGGTGAAGAGTATCGGTATCATGAGATATTCCCAAATAATAAAATAGCGAATAAAAGTGCAGAGTATTTGTATTTAGATTTAAATAAGGCTAGACGTTTTCATACATATAATTATGTTTCTATTGAAGCTGGTGGTACTGGTAAAGTACAAGCAGAGAGACTTTTGTATTGTGATGACTTGGTGAAAGATGTAGAACAAGCAAATAACCCAGATAGACTTGAAAAGTTGTATTACAATTATACAGGTACTATTAAAGACCGTAAGATACAGAGATTGTGTAAGGATGGTGTTTATAGACCTTGTCCCGAATTACATATTAACACCCCATGGTCACTTCACGACGTTACAAGTCGTGTTGTTGAGAATGCGAGACAAGATGATATGTCACGTGTTAGAATTATATCTGTACCTTGTTACGATGAAAACGGTGAGAGTAATTTCTTATTTGATTATGGTAAGGGTTTTAACGCGAAGTATTATCGTGATATGGAGATAGCGGAAGATCCTGTAATCTTTAGTGCGAAATATTTGATGCAACCAATAGAACGTGATGGTTTGGTATTTAATAAAGAGAATATCAGTTTTTATAATGAGTTACCAGGAGAAGAGCCTGATAGAATTGTTGGGTATGCCGATGTGTCACATGGTGGAGATGATTACTTTAGTTTACCGATAGCGTATGTTTATGGTAATGAGGTTTATATTGAAAAAGTGTTGTTTAAGAATAAGTTTGGTGGAGATGATTACATTAGACCTTTTGTCAAAAGGATATTGATCGATAATAATGTTAGTCGTTGTGGTGTTGAAAAGAATAATGGTGGAGATTTTTTCTCTACACTTATGCAACAAGATTTGAAAGCTAGTAATTATCATTGTAGTATCACCACACATAATGCACCAACAAATAAAAGAAAACTAGATAGAATACTTGCTTGTCAAAATGAAATTAAAGGTGTCGCAAACGAGAATAATACGTTCAGAATATATTTTAAGAACCCAGAATTAATAAAAGGCGATAAAGAGTATATGAACGCTATGCAACAATTGTACTCATGGAATCAAAACCCAAGTATGCAGACAAAACAACATGATGACTTTCCTGATAGCTTGGCTGGACTTATTACAAACGTGTTAGGTTATAAATCAAGTGGTAAGGCAAGAACAAATATTAGTGCAAATGATTTAGGAATTTAAAAAAGTTGTTGACATGTTGAATATAACATGTTAATATATAATTACATTGAGATTTTTATAGAACCATATGAAAGACTACAACACAATGTAGTATGGATATTATCTCGTTCCTTTTGACTCTGAGAGTCGATTTTAGAGTGGCTAGGGTATATGTTGTTAGTAATAACAATATTGAGATACACACAGTGTAGAAAGAGATAATAGTGGTTTATTATAAGAGTTTATAAAACACAACAAACTAATCGGTTGGGAAATCTGCAAAAGCCTAAATGTATTTAGGAAGAACGCTATATAACTACCATTATCTGTGGTGGATAAAGAGGAACGACAAGTTCGTGTAGTTATATAAATACCAAAAACCCACTTAAATTGTAGTTGAAACCTAGTGATAGGTGTATAAGATTAGACGTTGGTACAAGTAGCACAAATCTACAATATTAACCAGGAAAATGATAGGAGTCCATGCTAGGACATAGTTTTATTTTTAAAAAGCCTATTGTGTGTGAAAGTTGGTAAGAAAGATTTACTCTAGTAATAAAAGGTTAGTATTTATTAAGAGTCGCTCTCTTATGAGGCATATTAACTGGCTAGTGGTTGAATAATGAATGGTTATAATAAACTAGTGTGAGGAGCATCTATTAATATTTTAATGTAAAAGTGAATATGGTAACATATTCTTTTTTTTTGTGTTTTTGACAAAAATTTACATTTGTGGTATAATATATGTATATAAATGGGTAATTTTATAGTTAGAGAGTAGGTGGTAATCTGAAACCTAATGGCTTTAAATTGGAGAATTTGCATTATGGTAGACAAAGAATAATTTTAGATTACCCTGAAATAACGGAAGAAAACTTGTTCGAAGTTATGCAAAAAGCTCTAGGTATTCATAATAAAAATAGTTTGGATTGTGAATATTTGATTGATTATTTTTTAGGAAACCAAGATATTTTGACAAGACCTGTTGGTGGTACGAGTGATATTAACAATAAAACAGTTGTTAATTTTGCTTTTCCTATAACAAGAGAAATAGTTGGTTATACTTACGGTAGCCCTACAGAGTTTATTCCTAAAGATATGGAATATCAAGAAGATGTCAATAAGTTGGCTGATATATACAATTATGAGGATAGTCATTTTGTTGACACATGTAGTGGTTTATACGCAAGTATATGTGGTCTTGGTTATATGATAACATTGCCAGATAAAAACATATCAAAAGATATGACACCAGAAGTACCGATAGTACATGCGTATCTTGATCCTCGTAACACATTCGTGGTACAATCAACAGAAGTTGGTAACCCAACAATATTAAGTTGTAATTATGTTGTAAATAAAGTAACAGGTAAAAAAGATTATACTTGTTATACGGACAGATTTAAATTTGAATTTTCAAATATGAACCCTGAGACATTAAAAGTTAGCACAAACCCAATTGGTGTGAACCCAATAACAATGGTGCCAAACTCAATATTCTTAACAGGAGATTGGGAACAAGCAATATCAGTAATGAACGCTCAGAATCAAATAACGAGCGATAGTTTAAATGATATTGAGGGTACTATTAAGAGTTTGTTAGTTATTTTAGGTGCCGAGTTTGAAGATGATGATGAGGATTTAAAAAAGATTAAGAAAAACAGAGTCATGACACTTACTAAAGGTGATGGTTCGAGTGGTGGTTTGGATGCTAAATTTATAGCTCCACAATTAGAAAGTACAAGTGTTCAAAATGTACGAGAATACTTGGAAGAGGCGAGAAATGTTATCACAGGTATTCCTGACAGAAGTGCTAATTCAAGCGGTGGAGACACTGGAATGGCTGTTCTAAATAGAGATGGTTGGACAGACATTGAAATTGTCGCTAGACTAAAAGAAATGTTTTATAAGAAAGCTAAAAAAGAACAATTATCGGTTGGTATTAGTATTTTAAAGAAATTAGGATTAGTTAGAGATGATATGTCAGTATTAAATATTGATATATCAGTAGGTCGTCATACAACAGATAATCTACAAACGAAAACACAAGCGTTTTCTACATTGGTTGCAACTAACGAGTTGTCAACTATGGATGCTTTGGAGTTGTCTTGTTTGACAAATAAAACACGTGAAGTTGTAGAACGTGGTGAGAAGTTTAGAAAAGAAAGACAAAAAGAAGCAGATGAAAGATTTGAAAAACAACAACAAGCAACTAACAACCAAAATAATGAAAATAAGCAACCATCAAGCTCTTCGGAGGCTTGATTAAATGGGTAGTATCTTCGGATACTATCCAAGAGTTATAAATTGACCTACCTATCGGTCGTTTAAATAATTTAGGATTCTATCCGACAGAGAAGTCGTTTAATCGCTAGAAGGAGGAAATGAGATGAACGAATTACAAGCCCTAATGGGTGATTCATACAAAGAAGGTATGACAGTAGAAGAAATAGGAGCATTTTTTAAAGGTAAGAAATTTGCCGATTTGTCAAGTGGAAATTATGTAGATAAATCAAAATTTGATAATCAAGTAAGCACTTTGACTGCTAAATTAAATGAAAAAGAAAACGAATTGAACGCAAAACTTACAGATGACGAGAAAAATGCCAAAGCTAGCCAAGAACAGGCTAAGAGAATACAAGAACTAGAGAAAGCGTTAAAAGACAACACGATTAGTGGAAATAAAAATGTTGTTAATAGTGTTTTACAAGGTTCTAGAGATATTTTAGGTATTCAAGCAACAGACAATGATTTTACATCTTTTGTTGAAAATATCACAACAGAGGATAGTGAAAAAACAAATAAAATAGCTAATTATGTATCTGAAATCATTAAAAAAAGTTATGAAAAAGGAAAACAAGATGCTACAAAAGATGCTATGGGAAATTTTGGAAAACATAAAGGACAAAGTTCTGATGGTAATGGTAGTAGTGGTATTGATGATTTAGGAAAAAGATTAGCACAACAAAAAAATGGTAAAAAAGAAACTTATGATTATTTTAAATAGAAGGGAGAATATTTAATATGGATATGGGTATTAAAAAAACTAGTTATGGTAACAGAAAGTTCATATTAGTTGGACAAGATAGTTACTATATCGCTTTACCTGTAAAACTTAGTGGTAGTGCAAATGCTACAATTAAAGCTGGACAGCCTTTAGTTGGAAATTTAGCAACTAGATTGACTACTGAATTTACAGCAGGTACAAGTGGAGCTGTAGGTATTTCATTACACGATGAGGTACTTGATGCAAACGGAAAAGGAAACGGAACGATTTTAGTAGTAGGATGTGTTGATAAATTGAAATTAGATTCAGCAATGGTAACTGCTATTGGTAGTGCAAATCTTGATAAAATTGTTCTTACAGAAGGGAGTGCGATTTAATCATGCCAAGTATTTATGATTTAGTAACTGCTCGAAATGTTAAAGATTATTGGACAGAATTAAACCAAAACGAACAACCTTATTTAGGAGAAACATTATTCCCTTTACAAAAACAATTGGGAACTGAAATTGAATGGATAAAAGGTGCTAGTAACCAACCTGTTGGTATTAGACTATCAAGCTATGACGCTAAGAGTATTCGTAGAGATATGGAAGGTGTTGATAAATATCAAACTGAAATGCCATTCTTTAAAGAATCTGTTTATGTTGATGAAAAATTACGCCAACAATTAAACAACTTTATTGATGCTAATAAACCAGAAATAGTTGATAGAATTTTAGCAAAAATATTTGATAGAGTTACTAACTTAATAAGAGCTACAGAAGTAACACTAGAAAGAATGAGAATGGAAGTTTTAACTACTGGTACACTTACTCTATCAAGTAATGGACAATCTTTTACTTATGATTATGATGTTCCAGCTTCTCATAAAGTAACTGTTAGCAAATCTTGGAGTGATCCTAGTGCTGATATAATCGGTGATATTAATAGTTATATTACTATGATGAAAGCAGAAGGTGTTAGAATAACTCGTGCTGTATGTAACTCAACAGTAATTCAAGGTATGCTACAAAATACTGCTATGAAAAACGCAATTTATGTGTTCGCTGGTGGTACGGTAAATCTAACTGAGGAAAACGTTAAGAGTTATATCACAGCTCAAACTGGTGTACGTTTCGCTGTTTATGATAATGTTTGGGTTGATGAGAGCAAACAAGTTCATAAATATGTACCAGATGGAACTGTAGTACTATTACCAGATGGTGTTTTGGGAAATACTTATTTAGGAACTACTCCTGAAGAAAGTGATTTAATAAATAACTTAAACGCTGATGTTTCAATTGTAAACGAAGGTGTTGCTGTAACTACTTCACAAATGGTTGATCCTGTTAATGTAGATACAAAAGTATCAATGATTGCTTTACCATCATTCGAAGAAGCAGACAAAGTTGTAATAATTGATACAGAAGTAGTAAGCGGTTAATGATAAAAATACAAAAAGAAAACGATATTAAACTAGTAACACAAGGTGCTTATAGAGAATACTATGAGCATCTTGGTTATGAAATTATAAATGAGAGAAAACCATTAGAGAAAAAAGAAGTAGAAAAAAAGATAGAAACTAAAACAGACAAGACAGATAAAGGTAAATTAGACGGATACTCTAGAAAGTAGGTGATTAGATGTTATATACGATAGATGGAAAGTATTACATGTTAAGAAATCGTGAGTATGTACATGTTGATTTGACACTTGCTAATGGAGAGTTAAGTATTAAACCTGATAGAAAAGATGTTATAGAAGCTAACGAAAAAATTAAGGCACGTGGTGTTTTAATCGATAAAGTGATAGCTAACCTAAAAAAAGAAGATACATCTAAAAAATCAAATAAATACGATTTGTAGGAGGGATAGTATGGATGATAAACTAAATACTTTCGTAGGTGAATTGAAATCTTTACTAATAGCTCGTGATTTTGATATTACAGATAAGGATATCCCTACTTTGAAATATGAAATAAAACGAGCAATAAGAGAAATAAATCGTTGTAGAAGATTTGAAGCAACGGAAGATAAACCATACGATAAAAAGTATGAAGATTTGATTATCCCCCTATCAATCAGTGCTTTTGCTAAAATAGGAGCAGAAGGAGAAAATGTACATAGTGAGAATGGTATAACAAGGCATTATACTTCTGGTGGAGATTATCCAAAAGAAGAACTTGCTAAGATAATACCATTGATAAGGTAGGTGAATTTATGGGACATCATTTAAGAAACCTACGAAGAAATAAAAGAAAACTATATCTATGTCAAAAATATATTGAAGACGGAAAAGATTTTTTCCAAAAACCTGTACTTATTCATGAAAATTATTTACCTACTAATAGTGAGGGAGATTTAATCTCGATTGGTATGGATTATCCAATGTATTTGAGAATGAAACCAGAGATTAGTGAGAGAGATTTATTTCATGAAGGAGACAGGTTTTATATTTTTGTAGAACCACCTACAGTGCATGATAAAATATGTAAAAATGCAGATTATGAAATATATAAGAAACCTATGATACACATTGATAGTATGGAAATAATGCTAAAACGTAGAAGTGGTGTTAGAAGTGACAACTAATATAGAAGTTGATGAAACTAATATCAAAGACGTTATACGTGCTTTTGAAGATATACTAAATAATTTAGACAAGTATGCTCAAAAGACAAGTGAAAAGATTATTAGAGAAGGTTTAAAACATTTAGATAACAACTATTCTAAAAGGTTTAAAGATCCTAATATCACAGATATAAATACTAGATATGAAAAAATAGATGATGGTTACGAATTAATCTCAGAAGGTAAAGATGTTATATATGAAGAGTTTGGTACGGGTGATGAAGGTCAGAAAAAACCACATCCAGTTAAATCGAAATATAATCTAAATGATTATAATAGTGGGCAATATATAAGAAATGTTTCTGATTATGATGAAAACTCATATACTTATGATGATTTACACGCTATGGGTATAACATCTGGTAAATTCTGGAGATACAAAAAAGGTGATACATTATATTATACACAAGGTGTTCCTAGTGGTAGAGAAATGTGGGATACTAGAAATCATATAATAAAAGAAATTATACCAAAAGCTGAAAAGGAATTGGGGGTAGAATTACGTGAGAAGTTTGAGAGAGCAGTTAAAAAATGATATAAAAGAATTGTTTGAAAACAATCAAGAATACCCTGAATTTAACGATATAATTGTAAAAGATAAATATGAGAAATATCCTGAGATAACATATCCGATTATCACAATAGATGAACTCAACAATGAAAATGTTGAAAGGTATTTCAACGATAGTGGAGAGCAAGTTAGTTATTTGAGTTATCAAATAAGAATTGATTGTGAGCAGACAGAGGAACATACTGCTTGGGAAAACGTTGATATTATAGGTAATATTATAGATGAATATATGGGTGGAGAAAGATATTATTGTTTGAGAAGAATAGGAAACTTCGCAAAATATCCAATGCAAAATGATGACAATGTCATAGTTGGTTATTTGCGTTACGAATGTAATTTAGATTTAAATACAAATACTATTTATAGGAGGTAATAATATGGCAATTGATTTATCAACAGCAGGAGTACAATTATGGTATGCTGTAGAAACTACGAGTGGTACTAGGCCTACAAGTGGTTATACAAGAATTAGAGGGGTAAAGTCAACACCAAGTTTGAATCCAGCTCCAGACACACTTGAAACTACAACTTTAGACGAAACTGAATATAAGACTTATATTGATGGTTTAAAAGACTTGGGTGGTGCGTTAGAGTTTACATTTAACTTAACGGAAGAATTGATAACTAATTGGGAAACTTTAATGGATGCTTATAATGCTGGTAAATTGGCAAATAAAGCTACTTGGTTTGCGATAGTTGTACCAGGTTTAACTAAGGCATTTTTCTTTACAGGAAATCCTAGTGAAATGGGACTACCTGAAACAGAAGTTAATACTGTTTTGGAGATTACAAATTATATTACACCAACAAATGCGCCAGCAAAATTCAATAAACCAACAGAATCTATTTCTGGGTAAATAAATTGAGAAAAGGATGTGTAGAAATTGAATACAAAGATTAACTTAACATATAACGGCATTGACTATGTTCTAGAATATAATAGAATGTCAATAAAAATGATTGAAAGAGAAGGTTTTGTGTTAGAAAATTTTTCAAACCAACCAATGAATATGATTGGTTTAGCTTTTAGAGGAGCTTTCTATAAAAACCATACTAACATATCACAGTCATTAGTTGATGAAATTTATAGTCATTGTACAGATAAAGAAAAATTAGTAGCAAAAATAGTAGAAATGATAACAGAATGTTATAGCTCTCTAACCGATGAACCAAAAGGTGATGAGGGAAACGCAACGTGGGAAGTAGTGGATCTATCTCCAAAAGTAGAGACATTGTAGAGTCTACTTCTCTTACAAAACTTTTTGAACACGAATGTCCTTATTATATGTCATACGGTATGAGTTATGATGAGTATTGGTATGGAGATGCTTATCTAGTGAAATTTTATCGTGACAGTTATAAGTTGAAAATGCGATATGATGACGTGTTTATGTGGAAGCAAGGCATGTATATATACGAGGCACTTTGTGATGTATCTCCTATATTACATGCTTTTTCTAAAAAAGGAACAAAACCTCTACAATATCGTACCAAGCCTATGAGTGAAGAGATGCGAGAAAACAAAACTGAAAAGGAAAAAGATATTCAAATTAAACAAGAAAGAATGAAAGCTAGAATATTTTTTGAAAGATGGGCGAGGGCAACAAAAAAACATTTTGAAAATCAATAGACTGAGGTGATTTTATGAACATGGATACTATTGTTTTAACGTTAAAGTCTGTTGTGTCAAAAATGACAAACGATTTAAAGGAAACAATCGCAGAATGGAAAAAATATGATAATGAAACTACTAAGGTAGCAAATAGTTTAAATAGTATAGCGACTGCTAACAAAAGTGTAAATGATAGTTTTAAAGCATCAAAACAAAGTGTTAGCGAGATGTCAAAAGAACTACAAAAAATGCAGAGTGTGTATAAGACACACTTAAAGGTGTTTAACGAAGACGGCCGAGGCGATAATAAGCACGCTACATATAACCCTACTAAAGATACTGCTAAATTTGACCCTGATGCGGTGCAAGTTATAACACAGGAATCTTTGAATGAAGAAAAAAGAAAAATTGATGAATTAACTGCTAAAATAAAAGAATTTGGTTATAGTGTTGATGGACAAGGTGGTAAGAGATTACCAACTAATGTTGTACCAAAAGAAGCTGTAGATAATGTTAAAAAACTTGGGAATAACGCAAAAGATTCAGAACATAAAATAAGTAGACTACGTTCTGTTATGAAATCTTTAGGTAGTGTATCTAAGTATATTGGTAGTAAAGGTTTCGATTTTTTACGAGAAAAGTTTAGTGGTTTTGGTAAAACTGTTGAGAAAAACGTAGATGGCAATTTAAAACATTTGAAAAAATTAGCATTAGGTTTGATAGGTGTTAGGACAGCTATGTCTGTTTTAACGAAATCGGTTAACGCTTATTTGTCTTTCGATAGTGATTTACAAGATTCTTTAACAAACTCATGGAATACATTGGGTTCTTTACTTGCCCCTGCTATAGAATTGGTTGCTAGATTATTTGCTATAGCAACATCATACGTTGCACAATTTGTAAGTGCTTTGACTGGAATAGACTTAGTTGCTCGTGCTAATGCAAAAGCACTACAAAGTCAAGCTAAAGCAAATGCAAAAGCAAACAAAGAAGCACAACGTGGTTTATTAGGAATGGATGAAATAATCAACTTACCTACCGAACCTAGTAATGGTGGAGGAATCGAAGCTAATCAAATAAAAATCGATGATACTATAAAATCTTTTAAAGGTTTAGATGAGATATTAAGACATCTAAAAGAAGGTCAATGGCATCTTGTTGGTGAAGATATTGCTAGAGGTATTAATAAATTATTAAAAAGTATTAATTGGACTAGTTTAAAAGAAAAAGCATATAAAGTTGGTTATAATTTTGCTGATTTTTTAAACGGATTATTTGAAGTTGATTGGAGCCAAATAGGTAGAACAATAGCTGAAAGTTTCAATACTTTTACAAATTTAATAAAAGGTTTTGTTGATAAATTTAGTTTTATTCAATTAGGTAAAGGTATGGGAAACATGTTTAATCATGCTTTCTTAGATATAGATTGGAATACGTTAGTAAATACGATAAATAAAGGTATACAAGGTGTTGGAGATGGTATTTCTATTTTCCTAAAAACATTTAAATGGGGAGATATTGGTAAAGCATTTGGAGAGTTTGTTGCTAATATTGATTGGGGGAATATGTTATTCCAAGCTATTAAAGTATCTATTTTGGCAATTAGTGGTTTAACAGAATTTATAACAAGTTTCTTTGAAGGATTATTCAGCAGAGTAGCTAATCAAATATATGGAAAAGTTAATGAGATATTTGTTAACTTACAAAACAATACAATAAATTTCAATGGTTGGTTGGAAAGAGCTGGAAGAGGTGTTGTTAAGAGTGTTGCGAACGTCTTTATTAGTACACTAAACAACATGATTAGAAAATTCAACACTTTCATAACACCATTTAGAGCGTTGATAGTTGCCTTTGGAAAAGTCACAGGTAAAAAGTGGAGTTTAGATAATATTTCATTACCAACAATACCAATGTTGGAAGTTGGTACTCCAGAGATTGAAACGGAAGGATTGTACCATTTACACGAAGGTGAGATGGTTGTTCCTAAAAGGTATAACCCTAATACAGATGGTTATGATGGTAGTAGAGATAATAGACAGATTATAGACTTATTAATTTCGTTAAATGCCAATTTCTTAGACTACGCCAATAGGCCTATTGATATATCTATGAATGGTAAAAAGGTTGCAGAGGGAATTTATGATGATATGCAAATGATTGATAAAAATAAAAACAGATCCAACGTGATAGTAAGGAGTTGATGATATGGCTTTATTAGAAGTTAGTGTTGATAATAAACAGAGTTGGATAGAACTTCCAACTCCTTCTCCTGACAATTATTCTCCAACTTATACACACTTGGAAAGGTCTTACCAAGATAGTTTGGGTTATTTACATCGTGACATAGTCAGAAGAAACCGAGCAAAAATAGTATGTGGTTGGAATCGTCTAGATAAAGATCAAATGGCTTTGTTGCAATATTTATACGACCATGACTATATCTATTTACGTTATACCGATAATTATTCTCAAAGAAAGGAAATCAAGTGTTATGTTGGGCCTGTTGATGGTAAAACAAGATTTATGAATCCACAAACTTATGAACTAACGTTAAGAACTGATGTAACAGCTGATTTTATTGAATATTGATGATAACAGTTAGTAATAGCTTTAAAGAAGCAATTAAAAGTCCTAATAGACAAATTTATGGATACGTAGATGTAAAATATCAAAATAAAGACTTTGAAAAAGAAATAAGCAAAATACCACAGAACTTAAGTATTATTTCTGACAATGGCATTATCTCTGGAAACAAAGTAATGAATAAATATGCTACACTAGAAAACAATTATACATTACTTGATGGTTCTTTTATGGTATGGAATGAAAATACAATTATAGAAAACGGATATATAAGTGAAGATATTTTTGGAGATATACAAGATAATGAAATTATAATAACAAACGAATCTACTGACATTTCTTCAAAAGGTGTTACAATTTATTTCAGAGAAAATCTTCCTTTTGATTTTGTAGTAAAAATAATAGATATTAATGATATAGAATACGAGAATACTGTGACAAATAATGAATCTTATGTTTATCAATATATATTTGAAGAAGAACTATATATAAAATCCGTCAGCATTACCATATCTAGCATTGAGTACCCTGACGATAGAATTAGGATATCTTATATCGATTTTAATCTTAGTGAATTGTACGAAGGGGATGAACTTATAAGTTTCGATGTCGATGAAGAATTAGATTTGATGATCGAAACACTTCCTACAAACACTTGTACTATAAAGTTAAACAATTATCCAGATTTAAATGGTGTTAGTAAATTCGACATTATAAATCAAAAAGGAATTGTTAATTACTTAACAGATAACACTACCATAGAGCCTTATATCGGAGTCCTAACAAAAGAAAACGGTATCGAATATGTACCCATGGGTGTTTTTTATCTTAGTGATTGGAGTTCCAACCAAGATGGTAATGTGACATTTAATGGTGTATCAGCTATCGGAAAATTGAGTAGCACAGTGTTAAGTTCAGATGGTTCTTTTTTACAAGAAACATTTACAGGTAGCACGTTGGGTGAAGAATTACATAAAATGACAGGTTTCGAGTTTGACTTACAGAGTGGTATGTATTATAGTACTAATAGATTTTTGAAAAAAACAGACTTATTAAGTTACTTTCAATCAAGTCTTTCTTATCAAGTATTTACTAATTTTAATGATAATAATATTTCTAGAAAATTGTATATGTCACGCGATGGTGTTGTAACTTTTAATAGATTAAATGAAGACACTTTAGATATGATAAGTCAAAAAGAACTTTTAAATGATATAAATTATCAAGTAAACCAAGGTGTCAATATGTTAGAAATATCTGATGTAACTGCAAATCAAAGATTGGATAGCGACGTTAGAGAAGATGTTATAAAAACAAGTCATACACTATCGAGTGAAGAAGAATACGTTTGGTATACTTTAAATAAATTAACAGATTATACTGTTTCAACATTTGATTATACAGTTACGTCTGGCAGTGGTTCAGCACAAATAATAGATAAAAACTATTGGTTGGTATATATAAAATTTACAGGTACACCTGGTACAACTATAAACATAACATATAATGGATTTGTCTACGATTCTCCAGCGAAACATACTATGATATTTAAAAATAATTTACCACAAGGTAATAAAATAACATTAGACTACTATGATTATGGTGCTACAGTACATACAGAGTGGGTAAAAGAATATTATTTAAATCATAATAAACCATACAAAATTACAGCAGAAACGATAGGTGATCCTAGTCTTGAAATCGGAGATACAATATCTATCCAAACAAGATATAAAGATATACACGATGGCTATAGAAATATGATAATAACAAAACAACATTTTACTTTTGATGGTGGTCTAAGGTGTTCTATTGATGGTGTGGGTGATTGATTTGATAAAAACAAAAAAATATGGTATAATTATATTAGTAAAAAGTAAACTTTACTTTATAAAAAATATATGTGTATCTTAAAGGAGATGAATGAATGAATAATCAGTATAACGCAAATATTTATTTAAGTAAAACTGATATAAATAATGTCGAAAACAAGATTGAAGAACTTACCGACGAAATACAAGAAAAGATATTTAATGAACAAACGTCTCCTTTAAGGAACATACAGGTTGGTGATAATCTTAATGGAAGAACATTATATCTGTTTTTCCCTATAGATATTTACCAGTATATATCTGACAATGAAAACAGAATTATAAACACCACCAATAATCATTATATAAGATTTTTTAAAAACAATTCTTACAATAGTTATGACATTGGTTTCTATTATGACAAATCATTTACTTTTTATAGACGTTATTCAAACGGAGTAACACCATTCATCAACAGAATAAGATACAAACTACCTTATGATTTTGGTGTTGTTACCGAAATAGATACTAATAACGAGATATATCAATACATAAAAATATATAATGATGAACGTTTAATACCAAATTACGAAAAACATGTATGGGTGAACGACGAGGTTCTATCTATGCAAAAAATAGATAATATTGAAAATGGTATAAAAAACATAGGTTATTATTACACCAAACCAAAGAATTGGATTACAACTAGGCAATGGTTAAAAACATGTAATATTAAAGATTACGATAACAATACTAATACACAAAATATATCATATATTGATTTGAATAGATGGTTGAATGACTTAGACTTAATAAACTTTGAAAATTTAGATAAAATGACAATATGGAATAGCAGTGTCTCAGAGATAGATTGGAACGAAGAAAATGATACTGATTGGGAGGAATTGTAATGGCAAAGGCTAATTTTAAAAGAATCGAAGATTCTAGCATGATTGATGATATAGATATAGAGGATGGTGCTTTTATTGTAACAGGTGATGGTAAAACGTATGTAGATTTTGGCACTGATAGAATACCAACAAGTGGAACACCTGACTCTCAAATGAGCGATGTTAGTAGAAATACAGTTGAAAACAAAGTTATAAAAGAATATGTAGACGCTTTAGATGATAGATTGTCTATATTTGAATACAATCTAGTCACAAATGGTGAAGCTGTAAAAACAGGGAGAAAAATAGATAATAAATATGAATATGTAAAAAGAATATCAACTAGTATAAGCACAAATACATCAAAGTCTGTCTCTACAGGTTTGACAAGTGGTGTCCACGAGATAACCGATTATAAAGGATACATAACTAATAATAGAGGAACAGGAATAAAAGTTAGAAATGGCTTTGTTCAAGGCACATTAGATAATAATTTTATGATGCATGTTGTCGATGGTGTAAACATACAAATTTTAACAGGTAGTAACACAGGATGGATAACAAACGATGATATTTGTATAATAGATGTTTATTATATTACATTATGATAGAGGTGATTAGATGAATATAGAAGTCACAAAGGATTTAGTAAAAATTTTAGAAAATTCAGATTTACCAAATGAGAACGAATATAAAATAACAACTTGTAACTTTGTTTTCGATGAGTTCACAGATAGTTTTCAAGTAAAACGTGCCATATTTACAGTTATATCAACCAGTGAAATGTATGAAACAGATATAATAAACGATAAATGTTACATACCAATAGAAGTCCTAACACATGAATATGAGAAAGTAAAACTTGGTGTTTATGGTTTTAATATAGAGACAATAGATGGTGAAGAAGTTCTAAAAGAAAGGTTTAGTCCAAGTTATGCAGAATTTGTAGTTCCTACAGGTTCTTATGAAGAAGGTGCTTTATCACCAGAGATAATTACACCAACCCAATATGATATTTATTCAGAAGCCTTACAAGAAGGCTTAGATAGAATTGATGATAAAATCGATGACATCGATGATAGAATGAGTCAGATAGAACAAGAAGTTGACAACAAAATCCAAGAAGTCGATGATAAATTAGTAGTAGTCGATGGAAAACTTGATGATATTGATGATGCCATTAATGAAGTGGAAACACTTAATATTGACGTTGACAAAGTCGGCAAAGTAGCCACGATTGATTTAACAAGAAAGAATGGAACACATAAGTACGTTGACATAAGAGATGGCTATGACTTAGATTACAATTGGAATGGTACAGAGCTTGGAGTAAAAAGAGAAGATGAAAGTGAGTACGAATACACCGACTTAAAAGGTGAAAAAGGAGATTGTTATTTTGCAACATTTGAGATTGAAGATGGAAAACTTTTGATGAACAAGCCTGATGACATGACTCAAATTGATTTTAGAATAGATAATGGAGGACATTTATTAGTGGAGGTGACTGTATAATATGGCAGTGCAAGTATTAGGAAAAGTAGCATATTTTAATAAAGGTGCTTACAATTCACAAAAGAATTATGAAATAAATGATGTTGTTAGTTACAATGGAAGTAGTTACGTTAGTTTGAACGATAACAATCAAGGTAATTTACCAACAAACACGAATTATTGGAGTGTAGTTGCAGAAAAAGGAGACAAAGGTGACACAGGAAAACCTTTCGTAATCGAAAAGACTTATTCGACTATTGAAAGCATGGTTGCAGATTATAACAACATGAATGTAAACGACTATGTAATGATACAAGGAAGTATTGAGGAACAAGAAAACGCGACTTTGTGGACTAAAAGAGAAGTTGAAGTTTCACCTTACAAGTGGGCGTATTTAGCTGACTTTAGTGGTGCTAGTGGTATTACAGGTGCAACACCAAATATTCATATAGGAACAGTTACAGAGGGAAACGAGCCATCAGTAACAAGAAGAAGTGGAAGTAGCAACGAGAACCCAATATTAGATTTTGTTTTAAAGACTGGTGCTAAGGGAGATACTGGAGCAACAGGTAACGGAATAAGTAGTATTGAAAAGACAAGTACGAGTGGTTTGGTTGATACTTATACGATTACGTTTACGAATGGAACAAGTACGACAATTGATGTTACAAATGGAAGAGGTATTGTAAGTATAGCAAAGACAAGTTCCGTTGATTACGTTGACACTTACACAATTACTTACAACGATGGAACGACAAGTACATTTGAGGTTGCTAATAGTGAAGTGACAGAAGAGGAATTTAACGATGTTGTTGATGAGTTGAATTATTTATATGATGATTTACCAAAAGTTGAAGGAGAGGGAACAAATTTAGCTTTAAATAATACAAGAAAAGGTAAAATGAGTAATGTTTTGAAAGGTAATGATTTAAGTCAATTTACTACTACTGGAAAGAACAAATTAAATTCTTTAGGTACTTATAGTGCTGGAACAACTAGAACAAGTAACGGAATTACTTATACGTTTAATGAAGATGGTTCAATAACCATCAATGGAACTGCGACAGGAACTTCATTTGCTTTACTTGTTGGAGAAAATTTAAACGATTATCAAACTGAAAGATTTAGAATAGATGAAGATTATGTTGTTGGTAATTGGAGTAATGCTAATATACAATTAATAACAAGAGGAACAGATGGAGAATATAGAACGATATATAAAGGCAGTAATCCTGATATAGCTAATATTAAAAACATTCCGATTGGTGTTATATTCGTTCAAGTTGCAACTAACGCAACAGTAAACGAAACTATATATCCACAGATAGAACTAGGCAATACACAAACATCATACGAGAAATTTACAGGTGGAAATCCAGCTCCTAACTCAGACTATCCACAAGATGTTCATGTTGTTAGTGTAAATAATAAGATAGCAATAGCAAATAGTGACAATAGTGAAAGTCAAACTTACCCAATAAATCTAGGAACAATAGAACTATGCAAAATTGGTGATTATCAAGACTATATTTATAAAGATAATGGCAAATGGTACAAGCATAGTGAGATTGGTAAGGTTGTTTTGGATGGTAGTGAAACAGGGTGGTTTAAAGGTAGTGATACATCAGGTAATTACTATATTAATAGCAATGTAATACATTCTATTTCAAACTATATAGACGCTTTGTCAAATTATTTTATAAATGCTAAAGCATACCCTAATAATAGAGAAGGATTATTTGCTATTCGTGATGGGGGAAATTCAATAATATTTAATTCTAGTGAAACAAGTGTAGGAAATTGGACAACTTGGTTAGAAAAACATAATACTAATGTATATTATATCCTAGCAACATCAACCAACACAGAAATAACTGACCAAACTTTAATCGCTCAACTTGACAACTTTGAAAAAGCACTTTCATACAACACTCAAACAAACATAAGCCAAGAAAATAACGATTTACCTTTTATTATTTCGGCTAGTGCATTTATGAGTTTAAAATATCTATTTGGCAATTTAGAGACTAGGGTTGCTGAATTGGAAGGATAAGGAGATAAGGTAATATGAGTGATGATTTAATACATGAAAAATTCAACCAACATGATAAAGAACTTAACGAACATGACAAGAGAATATCTGACTTGGAAAAAACATACTCAATAATGCAAAAAATGGATTTACGTGTTAGTAATATTGAAAAATCTGTCGGAACAATTAATCAAAAACTTGATAAACAATCAGAAGAAAAAGGCATGAAGTGGGATAAGTTAATCGACTACTTATTCTACTTCCTAATAGCCTTGTTGTTAGGATTGTTAGTACATAAATTAGGTTTGAAATAGGAGATGATAAAATGGATTTAAATTCAATTTTAGGTTATGCAAATATTTTAATAGTAGGAATATGCTTGTGTGTGGGATATATAATCAAAACTAGTCTCAACTTTATCCCTAACAAGTATATACCACTCATTCTAGGACTTTTAGGGTTGTTCCTAAGTATTTGTACTAACTTAGATAAAATATCGTTAGAAGTCATTCTAATGGGTTTATTTAGTGGCTTAGCTAGTACAGGTTGTTATGAAACTTTTAAAAATTTGATAAAAGGAGATAAATAATATGACAACATTAACAAAAGAAGAACTTGACATTGACTCACAAGAGGCTCCTGTTGATGAATTAGGAGAAAATGGTATTAAAATTGATGGTAAGGGGGATGAGGAATAATGCAAATAATCGAAAGATTGGCTCCAGAAGATGGGAATTGTAGACCATGTATTGATCGCACTGGATTTAGAGGTATTACAGTACATAACACATCTAATTATTCAAACGGAGCAAATGCTTTAGCTCATGCCAATTTACTAAGAAATGGTTGGAAATATGTCTATACTTCATGGCATTATGTAATAGATAAGGATTATGCAGTAAGATGTGTTCCTGAAAACGAAGTAGCCTGGTGTGCTGGGGATGGTCGAGGTGACGGAAACATGAAAACTATCAATATTGAAATTTGTGATAACGCAGATGGAGATATTAGGCAAGCTACTGATAATGCTGTTGAATTATGTGCAGATATTTTAAGAAGAAATGGAATAACGGATGTAAACGGACATTTATTTCAACACAATCATTGGACTGGTAAAGATTGTCCTTACGATATTCGTAGAGGAAATCCATACGATTGGGGAACATTTTGCAATAAAGTTCAAGAGAAATTAAATGGTAGTTCTGGAGGAGAAATAGTAGACCAAGTATTACATGTTGGTTCAAGATGTAAATTTAACGGAGTATTTAGAGTTGATGAGATTATTGAGCCAAATTCAAAATATCCAAACGGAGCAGTAGGAAGCTATGCGACTTGTTATGGAAAACCTGTTGGCGTAAACGATTGGATTCCAAGTGGTCCATTAGCAACTTGTAACGCAGATGGCTCAAATGAAAATTATAATGGTACTTTAAATGTAGGTGGATATTGGAAATGTGATAAAGTGTTTACAGTAGTTGATATTGATTTGCCAACTAGATATACACCAAATGGAGTAGCAACGTTAGAGGCTGACGGAGTTAGATTTAGAGTAAGTTGTGAACCATTGTTAGAAGTATAAAAGAGGAATATCCTCTTTTTTTATTTATATATTGACTAATATACTATAATATGTTATATTTTTATCGAGAGGAGGTGAAAGAATGAAAAAAGATTTAGACAAATTGTTTAGCAAAAGTATTGAAACTTACTACTTTTTACTACTAATTGTTGTTATAATCAAATTGTTAGGTGGAAATTACTTTGAAATGAATTTATTAAACCCACATTTAGTAAAGCTCAACAATATAATAACAACATTTCACTTAGAAAATATCTGGTATGTGTTTTCGTTATACATATATTCTTTAGTTATTTTGAGTATAACATGTAATGATAATAGCAAAAACTTAAAAATATTTTGTATATTCATGATACCTTTCAACATTTTGGTGCAAATATTTAAAAATGGTAATCCAATATTTGTATTGCTTGATGTTTTTTATTTATTATTCTTTTCCTTTATATACACATTATGTAACAAAAATATAAAATACTCTATTAAAAACTACATCACAATTATTGTTATTATAAATATATTACAATTACTAAGTATGTTTATAAGAAACAACCATTTATGGAATGTTGGTGGAAATCTTATAGTTGATTTTGTATATAATTTAGATTTCTTGTTATCATTAATAATTGTATATAAATTATATTTTAAGAAAGGATGTGTTAATTTATGTGGAATGGTAGTTTCTTCTGGTTCGCAGAAACTGATTTCATTAAAGGGTTCGCTAAAAGACTTGCTAAAAAATTATCAAAATAAGAAACCTAAAAGTAAAGAGGAGAAGATAACTAATGCTATCTATCTTCCTCTCTACATTCTATGGAATTTATTCACAATGTTGATAATTATCTTAATAGCATTTTTGAACGATGCTTTTATCGAAGCTATATTTATTACAGTCGCTTTTTGGGTTAATAAATTTGCTTTTGGTAAACCATTTCATTTTAAGAGTGTAGCTGTATGTTTTGCTTTCAGTAGTTTTACATATTATGTTTTAACAAGAATAACTTTTAAAACTGAAACATCTTTCTTTATACCTATATTTTTAGGTGTATCATTGTCTTATGTAACTTCACACTTTATTAAGAAAAATACAAAACTTTATAAAGGTATGGTAGAAGAGGAGTTTTATGATGTTGTTAGACAAGTTGAAGATGATAAGTTAACAATTAAAATGTTAAAAGAATATTATTGTGATAGACAAAAAGATAGTTATATCTCAATGCAAAATGGTTATTCTATAGATTCTGTTAGAAAGAAAAGACAAAATGTCAACAAAAAGTTAAAGAGTTTACAATAGTAGATTCTTTTTTTTT